AGTCTTAATGATAAGCTTTGCAGGATTCGGGTACACTACACCCGACCTGATCCAGAATTCGGAAGCCGTTACTTTCTCTGATTACGACGTAGGAGGAGAACAAGTAATTGCGTTAAACGTAGTAACTATAAAAGCTGACTTCATTTCTGAAGACAATAGTTTTAGAGCTTCTAACTCTATTGTGTACTTCACAGAAGTAAGTCAAGAAATTTTACAAAGTCAAGAAGGAATTTTAGAAACCGTATTAGCAGAGCAGACTAAACCTCCGTTGATACATTTCGAGAAGGACAATAAAATTAGCTACAAGCCACCTTTAAGGACAACTAACGAAAATGTATTGATGTTCAGGCGCGCCAGAGACGGCTTAACGAGTCGCAAATCATAAAGCAAAACCAAAGAATAAAATATGAAAAGCCTCTGCATTGAGGTAGAGGCTTTTTTAAGGGGAGGTAGCTCAGTTGGATAGAGCGGTTTTCTTGCAAGAGTGAAACAGATTTCAGGTCGTAGGTTCGAGTCCTACCCTTTCCACAAAATGACAATAGAAGAACAAATAGACGGATTATTTATAGAGGAAGCTGAGAGAAGCTGCAATAAGCAAATCTCGGGTTTCTACTATACTCAAGCAGAGTACGAAGGACTGTCTGTTTACGATATACTCGATAACTAAAAACTAATATAATGTTAAACACGGCTGAAAGAATACTAATACAAGGGAGGTACGATAAAGCTAAGCAGGAAAGATCAAACCTGTTAAAGCTAAAGAAATCTCAAAGAGGAAACAATTTAAAGGAAGTAGAACAAAGACTAACAACGTTAAAAAGATGGCTCAATTAATAGAAATCAAAGGAGGAAAAGTTTTCGTAAACATAGAAGGGGAAATGGTAGAAACCAGAGACCCTAAATTAATAGGGTTAGCTATACTAGATTCCTTAGAGGGAATAGAAGATAATATGTACGAGATCGTCTGCGACAAGTTTACAAACCACTTAGAAACTAAGAACCTAAGAAAGACCCCTGAGAGATACGCTATTGTAGAGGTAGTATGTAAAAATGAAAAGCCGTTTAGCACAAACAATATTTACGATATGATGCGAGACTCTTACAGGGTTTCTAAAGCAACCATATTTAACACAATGAGACTGCTATTAGAGTGCGGAATCATAAAGAGAAGTGACATTAGTCAAACAAACGAAATGTTTAAAACAACATACTTCGAGATAGAATACTTGAAGTTAACAGCGTAAATGTGAAGCCTCATATTAACTCTTTGCTTGTCGGCAAGGTCGCTATTTGTTATGTGCCGAAAGGTATCAGTTCGGAGAGGCTTCGGAGTTATTATTTCTCTATTCATTAGCCGTAAATAACAATAAGACTGACTTTTAAGGGTGGGAAAGAAACCCTTTTAAACTTAAAATTATGACTGAATATATTATAGCATTCGTATTAGGGGTATTAGTAGGGTACTACATTCTTAACGTTGTTCAAGGTGTAGGAATAGCTATGTTATTAAAATTCCTGAACTCTGGAGACGATGAAAAGAAAAATAAAGACCGATTTAAAGAGCTATTGAAACAGAAAATAGAAGAAAGTAAAAAGTAATGGCTTATAAACCTGAAGAAATAAAAGAAATGTTTAACGCTATTTGCGACAATATCGCTGACGAAGGTATGTCGTTACGAAAAGCTTTGCAACAACCTAACACCCCAAACGCGAAGACTTTTTACAAATGGCTAGAAGAAAGCGACGATAAAAGCAAACAATACGCGCGCGCGTGCGAGAGGCGTGCCGAATTTTACGCCGATGAAATTTTAGAAATTGCAGACACTACCAATGCCGACGCTTGGGTGGGAGACGACGGAGTTACTAGGGTTGACGGTCAAGCTATACAACGTTCTAAACTTATGGTTGATACTCGTAAGTGGTTAATGTCAAAAATGAACCCTAGAAAATACGGAAACAAAGTTGATCTTACTTCGGACGGAAAACAGATAAAACAAGTACCAGCCGTTAAGGTTGAGTTTGTCGATTATTCAGAAGATGAACCAGAAGAGAAATAATTTGTCTCCACACGGTGAGAGAACGAGACTAAAATACTGATTATCAATTAAATAAAAAATAATGAAAAATTGCAAAATTACAGCAGAAGAGTTCGTAAAAGCGTGTGAAAAAGCAGCGATAGCTTTTAACAGGCTTTCAATCTCATTAGATCAACTTCAAAAGAAACCAAAGTACGCACTCCCTAAAAGCAAGTATCATAATTAATGTTAATTCGACCTTCTACATATTCAAAACCACTATTTACAGAGAATTTTTACGAGTGTGATATTTGGGGAGGTCGTGGACGTGGCGGTTCTCATAATATGACGCTTTACGCTTTGTTTTCTATGGTAACTTCAACCTACTTCAGAGGTTACTTTGTCAGGGCAATTCAAGGAACTGTTAGAGATTCGCTTTGGCAGGATTTTAAAGACCGAATTCAGGAAGTTTCAGAGCTAAACGACTACGATTATTTCAAAGACTTTAAGCTAATTGATACCGATATGACAGCCGTTTATCTTCCAAACGGAAACTCTATAAAGTCAAAAGGATTCAAAGCAAGTTCTAAAAGCAATACGGCAAATATGAAGTCTATTGCTGGTGCAACTCATGTTATGATAGAAGAAACTGAGGAGGTCGGACAAGAAGAGTACAATAAACTAGCCGATTCACTTAGAACGATTAAAGCTCCTGTTAAAATTATTCGCTCCTGGAATGCGCCACCGAAGGAACATTGGTTAGTAAAAGACTATTACGATTTAATGGAAAGCGGAGAGGAAGGATATTACAAGCTTAAATCTAAAAACCTTCCTAATCACTTATCAATATTTGGAACTTATAAAGACAATATTAAGAATCTTGATCCTAATACGATTGCAAGGTATGAGCGTTACAAATTAACCCAGCCGAGATACTATTTTAATCAAATTAGAGGTTTAGTTTGTGACGGTGGAGACAGTAAAGTTTATTACGGCTGGAAGCGTATTAGTACAGAAGAGTTTATTGCTATCGACGGGGTTGAGGCTTACGGTCTTGATTTTGGAGACACAGCGCCAACAGCTTTAACTCATGTCAAATACAAAGACGGGGCTTTTTACAGGCGAGAACTCATGTACAAGCCTTTGAGGACTTTAAATCTCCAGCATAAAGAATACTTGAAAAAGATTAGAGACACTATCCAGAGCCAACCAGAAGACGAACAAAATAACATTTGGTCTAAACATAGAGGATTACTCTCTTACGTGTTTTCTGAAATGGGAGTTGATAAAAATATGCTCATGTTTTGCGATCCTGCTCAAAAGGGATTAATCATTGAGTTAAGACAGGCTGGATTCAATGCAATAGGAGCAAAAAAAGACAAGGCTGCTAATATAAATTTCATTAATAGAGGCTTGAATTATTACACAGAAGACTCTCCTAATATGGAAAATGAATACAACGGATATTATCTCGAAACTGACATTAACAAAGTTCCAATCGACGGAAAACCAATCAAAGGAAACGATCACTTAATGGAGGCACAAGAATACGGCTGTCGAGGCTTAAAAGACAGCTACGGAATTATACTCTAATTTGTCTTATTTAGAACGGTTCTAAATAAAATTTTAAAATTATATTTGTCTTGTTAACAGGCATATATGGGTTTTACATTTTCACTTAATTTAGGTCGTAATGGTTTGAAGAGTCGCTTCAAGAAATCCGTTTACTCTCTTTTTAATGCCACGCCTCAATACAACGACTTCAACGACGAGGCAGACAAAATACAGGCTGTACTTACCAATCCAGCAGCTTTAAAAGTATTTGCTCTACAATGCGACTTATTTTCGTTAGCTACTATTCAGGTTAAAAAAGACGATAAAATTGTCGAAAACGATTCTGTTTTAAAGCTTTTTGAAAACCCTAACCCTTTTCAATCTCAAAGGCAATTCCTTTGGGATTTCATGTTTTGGAATATGTTAGGTAACGCCGTTTTATACATTAAATCGGGGAATGTAGATCGAGAAAATAACATGATGTATTTCTTAGATACGTCTAGGCTTATCTTTCCAGGAAAACTAAAGAAGAAGATAGGTAGGTTAATTTTATCTAAGCAAAGTCTTAGAGAAATTGAAGACGAGAAAGTTGAATACAAAAACGAAGGAGGTAAATCTAACTTCTTCACGATTAAAGAACTCTTATTTGTTTCCGATTTAACTAATAGTACGGGAAACTGGTTCAAAGGCACTTCAAGACTCGACGCTCTTTACAAGATAATAGCCAACTCTGAAGCTGGTATTGATAGTAAAAACATTAACGCTAGGTATTTAGGAAAATATATCGTTAACGGAAAGGTAGACGAGAAAAACGTCAATCTTCCAATGATGAAAAATGAAGAGAAAAAGGAGATTGAAGACCGCGTTGACGGAGACAAAAAGGTTTTTGCAGTTACTTCTCCAGTAACAGTACAAAGGTTTATCGAGCAATCTCAAGTTTTAGAAAACCTAGACAAGAGTTATTTAGCTGACTATTACAAAATAGGAAAAATGTACGGGATTCCTAGAGACGTTCTTGAGGCTTACACAAGTAGTACTTATGAGAATCAAGAAAAAGCAAGAGGGTCGCACGTAAGCTACACCCTTTCGCCTAAAGGTTGTGATTTAGGAGACAGTATAGCTAAAAGGCTTGACTATCAAGAAAAGAAAATCTCTCTTGATTGGTCTCACCTTCCTTTTATGCAAGTATTTAAGAAGGATGAAGCTAAAGTAAATGAAACTAACGCTAAGTCTTTAGAAAAACTGATTAAAGCAGGAGTTACGCCTGAGAGCGCAGCATTAGCGCTGGGAATGGATGTAGAATTTAAAAAGAAGGAAAATGAATAACAAGAAAATTGATTATAGCAAAATAGATAAAGGAAGGGTTGATGTAGAAAAGTTAAAGAAATCTGTAAAAGAAAAAGAGAAGATTAGTAGAAACGGTAAAAGCGTACTAAAATGAAAAAGTTTATTTGTAAAGAATTAGACAACAAGCCTTTTGAAACAAAAGAGGCTTTGTTTGCTGAGTTAAAAGCTAAAGAACAAGAGATTATTGACGCTAAAAAAAGCGAACCTAAAGAAACTCGAAGTCTTGAGCTGCCGTTACTTCAGAATTACGACTTCAAAGCTCCTTTCAAAACGGAGAAAGGTTATTTCTACGCTATTATTAATACTACTAATATTCTCGATAGTCACGGAGATGTACACTTGCCTAAAATATGGAATAAAAGCGCAAAAGAGCAAAACGGTAAGACGTATTATGTAGCGGATCACGAGCTTAAAATAAACGGCGTTATTGTGCGTCCTGAAAATGTAGAAATTCAACTACATAAAACCACTTTTAAAGAGTTAGGATATGATTTAGAAGGTTCTACCGTCGCTTTGGTTTTTAAAATGCCAATAGATAAAATCAAAAATAGCGCTGCAAAAGAAATTATAGACAATCAAGAGCAAGTTGAGAATTCAATTAGAATGAAATACATAAACCTAGTATTGTGTATTGACTCTTCTAACCCTGATTTAAAGAAAGAAAAAGAGAATTTCGACAAGTATTACCCTCAAGTAGCTAATAAGGAAAAAGCCGACGAGCTTGGTTATTTCTGGGCTATTCTTGAAGGAGGAATTCACAAAGAAGGTAGCATGGTTTTATTTGGAAGCAATAGCGCAACTCATATCGTGTACCACCAAGAAGAAAAAGCCGACTCTAAGTCACTTTTACATATTGAGCCGTTCTCAGAAAACACTCAAGCAAAACAATTATTTATTCAAAATTTAATCTAAACAACATGAAAAAAGATTTTTTAAAGTTTTTAGAAACTAAAAACATTTCAGAGGACGACTATAAAGCAAAGTCCGACGCTGAGAAAGCAGAATTGCACACAGAATTTTTCAATAACCAGTTTAAGGAATTGAAAAAATCTATTGAAGCAAAGCCAGACGCTAAGAAATTAGAAGATGCTGAAAAAGAGCTTAAAACCTTACAAGAAGGTATGAAAGATTACGTTAAGTCTTCTGACTTAGACGGTATTAAAAAGCAATTAAGCGAAGCTGAAGAGCTTATAGATCAGTTAAAAGAAAACGCTGGAACTTCTAGCAATGGAAGTGCTATCAAGAAATTATTAGACAAGAAAAAAACTGCTATTGACAAAATGGTAGAAAATAAGTCTGGTAATGTTGAAATGGTAGTAAAAGCTACTCAAACCGCTACCGATATCGGAGACAGAGACGTTTACGCAGAAATGGAAAGCGGAACTAACAGAAAGCCTTTCAGACGCTTTAATATTGCTGCTCTGTTTAGAAGACTTCCTATCAAAAAAGAGTATTTGAAGTATAGAGAAGAAGATACGGTAACTAGAGACGCGAAAGTTGTTGTAAGGTGTGCTACTTCTACTCATAACACAAAGAAAAATTGGGTTATTAGAACTTTAGAGATTGCAAAAGTTCGTGATTTTACTGATATCTGCGAAGATATGATGGACGATTACGATTTTGTAGAGGGAGAAATCAAAGAATTAGTTGAACAAAGTGTTGAGGCTAAAGAAGAGCAAGAGTTATTGTCTGGTTCTGGTGACGGTTCAAACGGTACTTATTTGTCTATTGACACTATCTCTTCTGAGTTTTCTGCTGCAAATGCTTTAGCTTCTTTCGCTAACGCTTTTCAAGCTCCTACTCTAGCAGAGTTAACGGCAGCAATGAAGTCTCAAATTGAGACATTCGGTCAAGAAAATGCCTGGAAACCTAACACAATCATTATGAACTCTACTGACTTAGTGAAGTTTAAGCATCAAAAGAATGCTAACAATGATTATTTATTACCTCACTTCATTTCTACTAACGGAAATGTTTTAAGTGATATGCAAATTGTAACCTCTCCTTTGATTGCTCCTAACACTTTGTATGTTATCGACACTAATCAAGGTGTTATTAGGGATAGAAAAGCTACTACGGTTTCTATGTATTGGGAAAACAAAGATAATGCTGAGCATGAAATGGTTACAGTAAAAGCTTTAAAGCGATCTCAATTACACGTTAAAAACATTAATAGAGATGCGTTTATGAAGTGTTCTGATATCGCAGCAGCATTAACAGCAATCACTAAAGCTTAATATCATGGCAAAGAAAGGAAAAACAAAAATCAAGTTCTTGAAAGACTATGCTCCTCGTAAAAAAGGAGAAGTTAAGGAGCTTGATACGAAACTAGCAGAATTTTATTTGAACAATGGAATTGCCGAGCTTGCCGTAAATGAATCTGAAACAGAAGATAAGTCTGGTTGTGCTGACTGCGAAAAGTCTGCTCAAGTTGCTGCTGATTTAGCAACTGCTAACGAGTCTTTGAAAGCAGCAAACGAAAGTCTTGCTACTAAAACTCAAGAGTTAGAAGAAGCTAACGGAAAAGTAACCGAGTTAGAAGGTAAATTAAAGACTTCTGAGGAAAGTTTAGTAACTGCTAACGAGTCTTTGAAGACAGCAAACGCAGCTTTGAAGAAGCGGAAGCTAAGTTAAAAGAAGCAACTAAAAAGTAAAAAGCAATGATAACGTCTCGCTCATTTTTTAACGGAAGCATTCAGATACCTAATGCACAAGACAAGTCTCCTAATAGCGACTTGCTTGGTAACGGCATTAAGTTAGATATGTTTATTGAGGAATTTGAGCGAGACATATTAACCGATTGTCTAGGTTATTCTCTTTACACAGAGTTTGAAGCATTTTTAGACCCTGAAAAAGAGAACGGATTGAAAGACGGCGCTCCTGGAAAGTGGAACGATTTACTAAACGGTAAAGAGTATCAATTAAACGGAGTTCCTGTAAAATGGAGAGGTTTAACTTTTAAAGAAGGTGAAAACGAAAAAAGCTTAATCGCTTATTATGTTTTCTGCGAATTTTTAAGCAATGATATTGTCAATTATAGAGGAACTGGAGTACAGAAAGAAAAGGCGAAAAACGCTGAGTCTGTTTCTGCTGATCCTTTATTTGTAAATGCGTATAGAAAATTCTTTAAAATGACTGAGTATAGTCGTTCTAATAACGGATTGAGAAGCTTATATGACTTCTTGAGAGACATGAACGATATCGACTCAGAAACTTACTCTAGCTGGTGTCCTAAAAGATTTGAAAATATTAATCTTTTTGGAATATGATAATAGTAGAAGAAAGATTAAAGGAGTTGTTTAAAACGCTCCCTCCTGTTGTAAAAAACAAGAAGAATTATGTACACGATTATAGTTTCGGTACTCAGGAAGATTTGTTGCTGTTTCTATCAAAAAGAGCAGAGGAAATCTACCCTCTTATTTGGTTGGAAACTCCAATTACAAAAACAGGCAGAGAGAACAATATTACAATCAAACTTAAATTGATTATCGCTATTAATACCAGCTCGTCTATTAGCAATCTGCAAAGACTAGAAGAGTCTTTTAAACCAGCTTTAAACCCTATGTATAAGAACATAATCAAAGCTTTAAAAAGGTCAGGATTCACTAGAATTATTGATGAAGACAAAAACAAAAGAACTGATTATTACAATTACGGATTAAAGCAAGTAGGTAAAAAAGGAACTGAAAACGTCGCCTCCGACATTTGGGATGCTATAAAGCTTGAATGTGAGCTAGCGCTTACGAATTGCGAACAAAAAAAAATTAATTATTAAAACATACGATCATGTCAGTATATCAAGAATTGTGCGACGGTGGTGAGTCAACAGCACCGAACACAGGTTTAAAAAACCAAAACTGTACAGAAACTAAATTAGATATTCCTATTCTTTCAAATGGATTTGAGTTTGCTTCTGTTGCAGATTTCAAAACAGTTGCCTCATGGATGGCAGCAAAAGCAGCTAAAAGCATTGTGCCTTTATACCCTGCTTATGAATTAGCGGACGCTAGTACAGAAGACACCAAGTTTGAAACAGGAAACTTCTCTAAAGTAACGGCTAAAGGTGTAGAGAAAATAGTTTACGAAAACTACGTTAGCTTACAGGCTTACGACATCTTAAAGTCTTACGAGGAAAACGAGTCTTATAGATACTTGTTTGAGTTCAACGAAGGAGAAGACTATTCTGGAGTTTTTGCTTCTGATGGAGTGAAAGTAAAAGGACGTAAAATCAAGTCTTTTACAGTAACTAGAACCAGAGCTACAAAAGATAAAATTCCTTTCGTAAAAGTTGAGATCACTTTTGACGATAAAGACGACATTAGAAATGCTGTCGTTGTTGAAAGCGATTTATCAAAAGAAGACTTAGAAGGAATCTACGGCGTAGACGGTACTGTTTCTGGAAGCCCTACTTCTAGCGAAATTGTTGTTGAGGCTAAATTTAGCGGATCAACTATTAACGCTGAAACTATCGCTTTAGCAGATTGGAACTACACAGGAGGTACAATTACTGCTTCTGTTTTCGCTAATGGCAAATACACTCTTTCGGGTACTGGATTAACTTCTGGAACATTGTCTACGGGAGTTATTGAACAGTCGAATATGATGTTACAGTTTTCGGACTTAGCAGTAACTATCTAGTAAGATGGTAGAATTTAAAGGAATTCAATTCGGCGAGGGTTACAAAATGACTCTTGCCGAATTCAAAAAAGCCTTCTCTGCGGTGCTTAAAGCTAAGAATCTTAGCACCGACGAAGTGAAGCAAGCCCATAAATTATACAATAAAGAAAATGGGAACAATATTCGACCTTCAGACGAGAGCCAAGAAGCTAACTAAAACAAGAATTAAGAATGACCTATACAGGTTTATTAAAACTCTTGAAGAAGAGTTAGCAGCTTATAATAGAGCTACACTATTTGAAGAAAGCGAAGATGTTAAAGGAAAGCCGATAGGTTTTTACTCTCCTGCAACAGAAATCATTTCTGACGGAGAAAAAAAAGCTGGAGAGCCTTTTACTCTTAAAGACAAAGGAGATTTTTTAGACGGTTTATTTGCCAAAGTTCAAAAAGACAGCGTGTTTTTTGATACTAAAGACTCCAAGAAAAAAGAGGTTTTAAAAAACCTTCTATCTGAAGACATTTTCGGATTACAAAAAGAAGATTTAAACAAGGTAATAGACCGAAAGCTATTGCCTTTTTTTCAAAACTATTTCAGAAAACAACTATTAGGATGATTTATAGGTCAGTAGATACTATTCCAGGAAAGATATTTTTCAAGATTATTGAAACAGGGGATTTATTGCTGTTAACTGACGAAAAAGAACCTTTAGAAGATACTGAAAAAGAGAAATTCTATACAGAACTTCAAGAGATTTGGTTAAAAATTCAAGAAGAAGACGACAAAATAGCTTCAAACAAAGAATCTGTAAAGGTAATTGATATTTCTAGCCGACTTGAAGAGTTGACTGCTAGACAAGCAGCAGTTGGATTCGCAGTCCATGTTTTAAAATTGAATCCTGAAAACAAAGACAAAGAGCTAATTCAGTTAATAAAGGATCGTAAATATAAGTTCCATTTCGAGAATAGTAAAAACGCTAAGAGAGTTGAGAAGCAATACTTGAAGGATTTAGACAGAATTGAAAAAGAAAACAAGTCCGAAAGTATTAGGATCAAGTCACTTCAAGACCAACTTCCAGAGATAGAAGAAAATAACGAAAACATAAACTTTGACGAAGCAGTTATTAGTTACGGTGTTATTGTAGGCTCTGGATTTATAGATACTAATAAAATTACTCAGTCACAGTATAGAGCTTTGATTAAGATAGGAAACCAAAAAATGAAAGCTTTAGAAAATGAGTAAAGGTAAAGTTACATTCGCGGAGTCAATAGACAAAAAAGTGTTTGATATCGGACGCTTAATAGCTGAAGGAAATAAACCTGGAATAGATAGCTTTATTGAAATGAAAAGCGCTATCGAAGCTTTGAAAATTTCTGCTTTAGGATATGCTGAAATAGAAAAGCAATTTAAGGTTTCGGACGGGAGAAGAGAATTCGTAACAATCAAACAAAAAGAAGTTGAGTTTAGCACTTTGGCTTCTAAAGCTGTTGTTGCTGAACAAAAAGCTAAACAATCTCTAATCGACACAGAGAGAAAAGCGATTGATTTAGCTAATAAAAAGCAAAGAGCGCAACAGAAAACAATCAAGCTAACCGAAAAAGAAAAACTAGAGACAAGAATTTTAAACAGAGGAAAGAGAGAGGCTGCAATTCTTTCTTCTAAATTATCTACTGAATACGAAAAGCAAGCTGTAAGACTAACACAGCTTAGAAGAAGATATAAAGATGTCGCTCTGGTAGAAGGAGAGACAAGTAAGAACGCTATAAAACTTAGAGCGGAAATACTAAAGCTAGACTCGGCTTTAAAAAGAGTTGATGCTAACGTAGGTCAATTTCAAAGAAACGTTGGAAACTACGGTAAAGCAATGGCTTCGGCTAGAAATGCAGCAAGAAACTTAGCTTCGGCTATGGGTCTTGTTGGAGGCGCTTTCTTAGTTGTTCAAGTTATAAGAGACGCTATTAAAGTTGTTCGAGACTTTGAGAAGTCAAACGCTACGCTATCGGCGATCCTTCAGGTTGAGAGAGAAGATATGCAAGGGCTTACTGACGATGCAGTTAGATTAGGAGCTACTACTGTAAAAACCGCTAACGAAGTAACTGAGCTTCAAATCGCTTACGCTAGACTTGGTTTTGAACAAAAACAAATACTCGAATTAACAGAATCTACAATTAGCGGTTCTATCGCTATGAATGCCGAACTAGACAAGACGGCTAATTTAGTGGGAGCTGTTGTCAATACATTTGACGATCTAAGCGCAACAGACGCGCCTAAAATAATTGATATCCTTTCGCTTTCAACTGCTAAAAGCGCATTAAACTTTCAAAAATTAGAAACAGGAATTCCGATTGTTGCAGGAGCAGCAAACGCAGCAGGAGTTCCGTTTACGAAACTTATTGCTTTAATGGGTAAGCTTTCCGATTCTGGAATAGATGTTTCCTCCTCTTCTACTGCTCTAAGAAACATTTTTATTGAAAGTGCTAAACAAGGACTGAGTTACGAGCAGATACTTGAAAAAATTAAAAAGAGTCAAGATAAATTAACTGCTTCTAACGACGAATTCGGAAAAAGAGCTGCGGTTTCTGCTACTGTTTTAGCAAACAATATCGACAAGACAAAAGAGTTAGACGAAACGCTACAAAATGCAGGAGGAACAGCCGAGAGAATGGCTAACAAAGAGCTTGATACTTTAGACGGAGCAATAAAGCTATTGAGATCAGCTTGGGAAGGTTATATTCTAAAACAAGACGAAGCTTCAGGAAGTTCTACAAGCCTAAAAGGTATTATTTCAGGATTAGCTAATAACTTAGATAACATTTTCTCTGTAATTGGCACAGTAACAAAAGCGTATATCGCTTATAAATTAGCCGTTCTTTTAGCTAGAGTTCAAACTTCTCTAATGAATTTACAGCTAAGAACTACTAGAAAGTCGGCTTTAGCTGCTCGATTTGGAATAAGTAAAGCTTCTCTTGCCTTCGCTCAATTCAACAAGGTCTTAAAAGCTAATATTCTAGGGTTAATTGTATTAGGGGTTACTGGCTTAATTTACCTTTTTGATAAATTAAACAAATCCATTTTAGACACCGCAGACGAATTGCATAAATCTAACGAGGAGTTTATTAAGCAAGCTGAAGAAACTCAGTCTGTAAATACAGAGCTTGGCAAGATGGTTGACAGGTACGAAGTACTGAAAAACAAAACCAAACTTAACAGTAAGGAGCAAAAAGAGCTAAACGAGATCGTAAAAAAGATTGCTAAAACTGTTCCTGGAGCAGTTACCGAGATAAATAAATACGGTGACGCACTCGAAATAAATACCGAAAAGACTAGAGATTACATTGCTAAACAAAATGAAGTTAGCAAGCTTCAGGCTGAAGTAAATATTGACAATCAAAGAAAGGCTTTAAAGGAGCTAAAAAACGAGCAAGAAGCATTCAATAGAGTTTCTGAAGACTCAACAGGTACGTTTATCAAAGGTTTCGGAGTTATTGCAAAAACAAACGGCGCTCTAGTTAAAATTACTACTCAATTTTCTAAAACTGGAAAGGCTAGGTTTGTAGAAACCAAACTTACAAAAGCACAAGTTCTCGAGTACAAAAATTATCAATTAGCTCTTGAGCAAAAAATACTAACAGCCGAAAAAGATATTCAAACGAACGAAGATTTAATTGCCTCAATAACTGGAGAAAAGAACGCGAGACAATTAGCTACGGAAGCAAACGAAAAAGCAATCAAAGAAGCTGAGGCTTTACGAGCAAAAAAGGAAGCTGAAATTAGAAGCGTTGAGAATCTAAAAGAAAAAATAAAAACGCTTAGAGCTGAGCAGGAAGGTCTCACTTTGTCAGATAAAAAAAGGTCTGTTGAGATCAATAAACTAATCAAGCTTTATCAAAAAGAAATTGATAAGATATTAGGTGTAGTGAAAGCTAACCGAAGCGCTGCTAAAGCTGCTAAAGAACGAGAAGCTAAAAGAAAGAAGTTAATTCAAGACTCTTTCAATTTAGAGAGTTTCGTTTTGAAGCAAAAAATTAAGCTCCTGGAAGAAGACGCTAAGAACGAGAGAAAATCTTTTAAAGAGAGAGAGCAAGCTATCGTTAAAGCAAGTGAATTAGAACTTGACTTAGCTTTAGAAACCGCTATTACAAAGCTTTTACTAAAACAGGACTTTTCAAGACAAGAAATAGAGAGTTTGTTAGAAGACGGAATTGCTTCTAATGAGCTTCGTAAAAAATTAGGAGACGAAGAGCTTTTAATTATACAGCAATTTGAAGCAAAAAAAAGAGAAATCCGAAGAGGTAGCGAGGATAGTATAGATAATTTAACAGTAGAAAAATTAAAGAAAAGGGCTGAAAAAGAAAAAGCTATTAAAGAAAAAGCTCTTTACGATGAAATTATAAAGGAAAACGAAGCATTTAAAAATAGAGAAGGAGTTTACAAAAATGCTGAAGATGCTGTTGAGCTTAGAGAAAGAAGAATAGCTGATATAAAAAAGAAATACGCTCTTGAGGCTCTGAACACTCAAGTAAAGGCTATTGAAAAACTATTATCAACAAGTAAGCTAAGCGCCGAGGTAAGAGCAAAATATGAAGCTGATTTAGCTAAATTAAAGTCCGAAATATCAAATCTTACCACCGAAGATTTTATTGAAAACCAAGACAGAGAGGTTATAAAAACTCAAGAAAAGGTTGATAGAATATTCGATATATCATATCGGTTAGCTGATGCTCTTGAGGGGTTAGGAAATGCAATATTTGATTCTAGAATTCAGAAAATAGATGACGAGATTTCTGCAAATGAATCCAAATACGAAAAGTTATTAGAGAATGAAAATCTAACTGAAGAGCAAAGAGAAACAATTGAAAAAAAGAGAGAGGCAGATAGAAAAAAACTTGAAAAGAAAAAAAGAGAAGAGCAGAGGAAACAAGCAATATTTGGAAAAGCTATGGCTATAGCTAATATAGGTCTTAGTACCGCTCAAGCTATAATTGGAGCTTTAGCCCCTCCTCCTGTAGGTTTAGGTCCACTAGCTGGAGCTGCTTTAGCTGGAGTCGCTGGAGCTGTTGGAGCTATACAATTAGCTGCGGCATTAGCTTCTCCTATCCCGAAATATGCTTTAGGAACGGATTATCACCCTGGAGGATATGCTTTAGTAGGAGAAAAAAGACCAGAAGTAATAACTGAACCAAATAAAACTCCCTACATAGTAAGTGACCCTACAATATTAAACTTAGCTAAAGGAACAAAAGTGACACCTAGTTTAGAAGAGTATCAAAGATTAATGGGTGTTTCTAGTTTAATAGCATTAAAAAAAGAAAATCATAAGTCAAGAGAATACAGTAAAAAAGTTTCTGAAAGAAAAAATGAAGGTAGATATAATGAAAAAAAAATTGAGGAAGCTATATCAAATGGATTTAAAAAGCAGAAAGTACATTTCCACACAACAGCTAACGCTAGTGTAGATTTGAACTATGCTTATTGGAGGGCTAAAAATTTAAACAGAGAATAATGAATAACGCAGCATACTATAACAATATAAGACACACATTAGAGTGTATTCATGTTCAGCCATTAGTAATAACTGACCCTATAGGCTATGAAACATCTGAAGAAGAGTTTACTAGAACATTCAAGAATGTTGGTATCATATCTAATTTCTCAACAGATTTAAGATTCGTAGATGATGCAAAAGATTTTATTGAAAACATTATTGAAAATTACGGACTTAATGAAACTATTACAATAAAAAAAGAAGGACAAGACCCAAATACAGATGAATGGTTAGAGCTTTATACAAGTACATTAGACTTGCTTAGTTACAGGGTAGAGAATTATTACTTAAAAACTAAAATAAACTCTGGGGGAATAGACAAGATTTTTAAAGCTAGAGAGTCCGAGAAAATAGAAGTTGAAAAAACTCTATCTATTGATGGAACTGTTATACCAAGTTTAGAAAAAGTTTACTCCTCAACACAAGGTAGGGATATTTTTCTTAACTCATTATTAGAGGTGAAAATCAACGATGATACTGCTTTTATGAGTAATTCTGATGTGGGTGGAGTTAGAGGAAAAACTGTTTGTGTACCTATCAGTATCAAGAATCGTTCGGACACTTTAGTTCAAACACCAATACCAAACACAACAATAGATGATAAAACAGATGATAGGTCTGGTGATGGTGTTTTAGGAATAATGTTTTATGTGAATTCTGATAGAGATAAAACTTTAAACATATCCTTTGACATAGAATTCAAGATCGATGTATACACTCAGAATTTAGACGCAGCAAACTTTTGGTTTAGGCTAGCTACTTATCAAAATGGATCTGATTACAATTACAAAAGCGCAATTAATATATGGCAAGTAGTTAATGTTCAAAACTATAACGGTTCAACACAAGTGTTTTCATTTTCTCAGGATATAGATTTAAAACAAGGAGAAAGCTTGTCTTTACAATTCAGTCAACAAATGAACGGAGAAAACACGATTACGGGTCAAGTGGGAAGACTTAACACAACCTCTTATGATATTGTATGTAATAATTTTAAAATAAAAGAAGATAGTTCTTTTCCATCAACAACAACTCAAACATTATTGCTTCATGATTTAGGCGAAAGGTTATCTTATATAATAACAGGGAGATCAGGAAGATTTAAGTCTTCAGTACTTGGAAGACAAGAATTAGGCTATCAAACTGATGGATATTGGGCATATTTAGGCACATATTGCGGTCACTGGTTAAGAGGTTTTGGCTTGGAGGATAGCTTGTATAAAAAATACGCTACATCTTTTAAGGATTTCTCTCAATCATTGAAAGCTGTATTAAATGTTCATGTTGGCTTTCAGTCTATAGGATTTGAAGAGCAAGTAATAGCTGAGCAATTAACTCATTTTTTCAACCCGAACATAGTTTTAGTTTTACCTAATCCTCTAACCAATGTAAAAAGGTATGTAGCTGAAGATTTGATATTTTCTGGAATTAATTGCGGATATGAAAAAGGAGGCAATGTCGAAGGTATTATGGGCTTAGATGAACCTAATGGTGAAGCTAATTGGGTTTCAAATATGTCTGCATCTAAAAATAATTTATCTATACGCTCAAAATATATTGCAGGTGTTTATGACGAAGAGAAACAAAGAAGGTTTCAAAAAAACGATTATCCTACTCAAGATACAGACAGAGATAAGGATATTTTTATTAAGGACTTAAAAAAGGTTGAAGGTTATTTAGTTGAAAGAACATGGCAAGATGATTTTCAGTCAGAACCAACAGGTATATTTAGCCCAGAAACTGCAAAAAATTTAAGGCTCTCCCCTGCTAATAATTTGAGAAGACATGGAAACTTAATTTCTACAGCTCTTAGCCATTATCAAAATGAATCATTATCCTTTGGTAGTTCCTCCGCTAATAGTGGAATGGTGACACAGATAATAGGGAGTTCATCTATTAAAGAAAACGGGAGTGTCTTGAATTCAGATTTAGATAATAGGCTTTTTGAACCTTTTTATATTGAAGGAGATCATTTAGTTGATACTTCAATAATGAACACATTAAAAGATTTCTCAACCTTTGATAATGTTCAGGTTTCAAATTTTTATTGTAAAGTACAATTTACTTTAGAAGGTGATCCTACTTTAAGGTTTGGCTTCATAATGAGTTTAAAACCTAACGGATCAGGTAAATGGAAATTTATAGAAGCATCAAATATAACATCACCACAACAATAACAGTATGTTAAATCAAGTAAAACCTTATTTTTTTATATCTAAATATAATTCTGTGCTTTTTGCGAAATGCGTAGAATGGGATAATCACAACAATCCAAAGACGATAGAAAACACATTAAGCTATCAAGAAGATGGATTGAATGATAAATCCTTTTATCAATTGTTTCAGACAAACGATGCAATAAGAACCCAAATTAAGTCAAGCTATGAAAACCATCAAGTAGTAATGTATGGAGATAACGGCGTTCAAAGAGAAATTAGCCTAATCAAGAGAACAGATAATTTAAATATTTCGGATTACAGAACAGCAAAAATACTAGAGAAAGATGGTAAAATGGTTGTTTATTTCGGTCAAGGTAACATCTTGAATGAATCAGATAGCTCTATTAAACATTCTTATGATCTAAAGCAGTATGTTCCAAGTTGGATGATTGTTGGTAAAAATTTAGATATTGAAGGTTATGGAGAGTTGAATATAAATAAAGTGGTTTGGTTGAGAAACGAGCAATTGTACGGTTTAGAATTAAATTTTCAATATAGCAGTTCAGAAGTTATAGACATTAAGGTTAAAAGTGTTTACAACAAGTTTGAGTTTGATGTATATGAATTCGATATTGACTTCTACTCATTTACAGAAGGTAAATACCAAATAGAAATTAAAGCTACTAACGATGGGTTTTCAGACGCTACTTATTTAAGTGAAAGAATTCATTTAAAAAACACTCACGAAAATACACACATAATTATCTATTCGCATCATAAGAACACTCAAATAAATTACAGTTGGGGAATTCAACACATGATGAGGTTAGAATATTTATCTCCATTAAAATACAGTCCAGGAGGGGATAATAATATTCACAAAACAGATAACAATTCAATTATATTAAGCGCAACAGATTATGAGTTGTATGAGGCAACTTTAAAGCCACTACCCACAGCTATGGCTACTAAAACAACATTAGCGTTATCAAGAAGAGAGTTATTTGTTGATACTAGGTCTTATGTTGTAGAAGGTAAGCCAGATGTTCAAAAGCTTGGAGATACCAATTTACATGAATACAAAATAGTTCTTACGTTATCGAATGACGAATATAGTAATAGAAATAATAGCTTTTCAACTTTAGTAAGTAATAGGTCTTATTTAAAAATAGGAGAAGGATACTTAAAGTCTAATAATTCAGGATTCCTTATTATCAATCAGTGATTTTAAGTTCTTATCTGAAATATGAAGATGATTTTCAGTTTTATAATTATTTATTGTAATACTTACTTCTTCTTCATGCGATTGACTACTGGAAAACAAGCTTATAAGAGCTTTTGAAATAGATATAACAATTATGAATACAGCAATTAAAAGAAAGAAAAAATCCATAATCAAAAATAATAAATTCTTTTTAATAAATTTCTTATTTAGAACTGTTCTAAATAATAATATTTTACTATTTTTATAAAAAACATACTTATGCCTACAACAGAAGAAAGATTAGTAGCCTTAGAATCAATCCATAGTGAATCTCAATCGGCAGAAGAGATTCAAGAGGTTGCTAATTATGACATAAATGATTATCACTTAATCTTTGATCCTGATACAAATAAAATACTAAAGTTAAAGGGGGCAATGATGCCTATGGGTTCGCACAAGCCCTACTCAACAGTTGATAGTTTGCCTGATCCTACTGACCCAAATTCATCATTATTTGTAGCTCTTGTTCATAGCGATCCAAACCCAGTAACTGAAGCAACAGGAAATGGTTATTATGTTGTTGAAAATGATTCTTGGAAAAACAAAGGGTCACAGCTAGAAAAAAGTATAAGTAGTTTAAATACAACTAAAGGAGTTAGTGGTAGTGCGGTTTACAATTTTTTTAATAATAAGTGTTTTGTTAATGTATCAGGTTTAAGTAGCGAAGAAGAAATAATACAAAACGCTATTTTTAAAGCTGAAATATGGGGGGAAAATGTAGACCCTGAAAACGAGGAGTATTACTTGTCTCGTATTGCTTTAAATAGAGATACTTATAATGATAATTATTTCCAATTAAAAAGAACGGACGGCACTCTAATTGCTTTCAGTCAATGGGATTACTCCTCAGAAGATACAGGGGTAAAAACTTATGAAGTAAACAACTACTTACAAGGTTATAATTTCAAGTTCATAATTAATTGGGATTTAATTCCTCATGGAACTAACTATACTTCAGGAAGCTTATCGAATATGAAACTTGACCGTTTAAAATGTCATATTGATGTTAATAAAGGACTAGATGATTTACCATTGCTCAATCTTCAAAATTATCAAAATAAAGTATTTAAACGATTTGATAATATAAACTACACTGACGAGGAAATTTCAATTAGAAATGCGGTATTGAATGTTGAAGTGTGGGGTAAAAATGTGGCATCTACAGATACCTTTTATTTAGAAAGAATCGGTTACGACAGAACTGGTTCTAATGATGTTTATTTTTATGTTAAAAAGTCTGATGAAACAGTAATAGCAGTTTATCAAAAAGCCAAATCCAATGATGACGAGGGGGTAACAAAATATGTGGTAAATGAGTATTTAGAGGGGTACAATGTTAGTATCGTTTTGAACTGGTCGTTTATACCAAATGGAACTGACTATGTTAACGGAGAGGCTGATACTATGTTATTTGACAATAGTAATATCTATATCAATGCAGTTAAAAAAGAGTCTGTTATTTCTGATAACAAAGTAATCCGAAAAGGCGATAAGGTTTACATCATGTCTAAATGGAATAATGAACACGATTTATTAATCACCTTTAACAAATGCATGTTCAATGATCTGATGACGTTTAGCGGGGTATCTCTTATTGAAAATACAGATAGCAACATCATTGAACAAATAGATAAAGTTCCCGACATTGTTTTAAACGAAGTAGATTCGGACAACATCGGTCCATATATTATAACAGGAGTTTCAAGCTGGGTTGGTGGCAATCACGGCTATGAGGGAGATTTTACAAACCTATCATCAAACTATACGGGGGGCGATTCAACTTTAAACGTTGCTGACGGAACAAAGTTTGTAACAACGGGAGGCTGGGCAAGAACAGACGGAAATAATGGGTTTTTAAGATTTCAGTATTCAGGAGTTAGCGGAAATCAATTAACGGGTGTTTCGGGTTTGAATGTAGACCTGATAACATCTGACCAAGTACAAGTTTATCATCGAACAGCAGAAACCGAAGAGTTTGAGTTTTACGTTAATGGCGAAATCTTGCCTGAAAACATAATGTTACCAGCAGATGAATTAATAGTAACGGTAAAAAATAAAATACTTGATAGTTCAACTTTAAATTTTGCTAATGGAAACATTGACACGGCATTATATGAAAATGTAATGTACAGAATTTCAAAAGGAAATATTGAGGTATTAATGGAACATGAATTCATTAAAGATATTTCAATAACTGTTTATTATGGTATGCAATTACTTTCTGCCTCATGGCAACAAAAAGTTTATCAAGCAAACAGTCAAAATACTGCAATACAAGCAAAAGGCAACTATCCTAAAAGTGGAGACCCGTTTACTTTTCAGTCAGATAAAATGATAATTGCAAAATCTAATGACATTTATAATTGTGCGATGTGGTTTGACCCAAATTGTGGGTACTCACAAAACAAAGCTAACTATTTAGATTCTGGAGACTATTTGTGGAATGGAGAGGCTAATGGAAAATTTTATCACGGAACTATACTAAAAGCTACATCATTTATAGCAGGTCAAAAAGAATGGTGGCGAGGAGTTTACACTTGGTTTCCTAATCCTTTAAACATAGTTGATGCCTCATACGCTTATGAAATGAGATTGGCAGGAAGAAAGTATTTATGTATAGATTTTCATTCTGCTGGAAATGATAATATCCCAACAATAAAAGAACTTGGTAAAGAAGTAGAAGTTGTTAGAGAAGATTCTACGTTGACTTCAGAAAGTGACATTATGCCTAATGGTTTAAATATAGTGGCTTCTGGATATGGAAGTGGATTATATAAAGTTATATAATAATGCCAACAACAAAAGAGCTTTTAGAATCTATTATTAAACAACAAGAAGTTTCTGCAAAGAACCAATTAGATTTTGCAGCTAAAGTTTCGACGTTTATGAATAAGCAAGAAGGTATTAACACGAAGTTTTTAGGCTACCTAGAAAGCAATCATAAAACTAAGCAAGTAGGAGTTGTTGAGCAAGTAGAGTTAAACAAACAAAACATAGCAAAAATACAAACTGAAAGAAAAATAACTGCTGGGAAAATAACTGTAATTGTAGCAGTTTTAACTTTTATCGGTGGGTTAATTTTAAAGGTGATCGGAGCATTTAACAAGTAATGAAAAATATAAAAAACATAGTTACTAATATTCTTGGATTAATATTCTGGGGGTTATCACTTTACGAGTACTTCAATGATAAGAATATGTACTTTATCATTTCTTTTGTTGTGGTTGGTGGTGTTCTGTTTTTGTTTGAAAACAAATCATTGAAAGAGGCTTTTAAAACTGTTTTTATTTCTCGATTCAGTAAAGCAAACAGAAACAATATTCAAAAAGACAACGACTATTCAGAATTTATATAAATCATGGAATTGCACGTAATAAGATACAACAGCGAAAGCGATTATACAGACGGATTGTTTTTTATTGAAAACAAATTCGAGTGCTTCACTTTAGAAGATGAAGAGAGAACTGTAAAAGTATATGGAGAAACCAGAATATCGGACGGAAGATATAAGGTAGAGCTGAGAACTGAAGGCGGTTTTCATCAAAGATATTTAAAGAAGTTCGGAGAAAAATTCCATATAGGTATGCTGTGGGTTAAAAACGTTCCAAACTTTAAGTTTGTTCTTATCCATATAGGAAACACCGACGAAGATACTGCTGCCTGTTTGTTAACTGGATCAACAGCAGACAAAGATAGAGGCTATATTGGAGCTTCTAAAAACGCTTATGTAGATATGTACCCTAAAGTAGCAAACGCTATTTTAAGAGGAGAAGAGGTTTACATAAACTACATAACTATTAGAAATGTGAAAAATCAAATTTCCACAGCATGAAAGAAGTAGTGTCGATAGTAACCGACGAAAATAAAAATAAGCAAGGTTTATTTATGTGTCCTGGATGCGGTTCTGCTCATGCTCCTTATATAGAAGGTTCTGGAGTTCCTGTTTGGGGGTTTAACAACAACTTAATTAAGCCAACTTTCACCCCTTCTATTCTAGTGAGAGTTCCTGCATATCCTGAAGCTTCAGAAGAGTTTAAGAAATACAGGAAAGAGCAAGTATGTCATTCTTTTGTAACAGACGGGCAAATTAGATTTTTAAACGACTGTACTCACGATCTAGCTGGTAAAACAGCTTCTTTAAAACCTATTTAAAATGAAAAAAGACTTCCTATATATTGCAGCTCTAATAGTGATAAGCTTATTGTATTTTGATAGTTGTTCGAGTGATAGCTTTGATAAAGCAAACCAGAAGCAAAACGACAAAGCAATTAAAGACTCTATTCAGTATTATAAAAACGAACTAGGTCAAGAGGTTGCTGAAAAATTGGCGTTCAAAGGCGACAAGGATCAATTAAAACGAGTTTTAGAACTGAAAGAATCTGAAAACAGTCAGCTAAAAGAGTCGCTTAAAAAATGGAAAAAGATAGCTTCAGCTACAAAGGTAAAAACGGTTACAGAAATTAAAGAAGTTCCTGTTCCTTTTAAAGACACGATTGCTTTTGAATTTGAAAGAACGTTTGAGAAGGTAGATAAATTCTACTCTATATTTGGTAGCGTAAATCAAAAAGGAATTAACTTTAGTAGTATCTCGTTTCCGAATACGCAAACTATCGTAACAGGTCAAAAGAAAGTAAGCTTTTTAAAAACAGAATATAGATTTGAGATAACAAACTCAAATCCATACATGAAAACCGTTCAAGCGGATTCGTATAATTTTGTAGAAAGAAATAAACGTTTTGGCTTTGGTATTATTGGCGGTTATGGTCTCTCTTCAAACCTTAATACAAGTTTTTATATTGGTGTAGGTTTCAGTTACGATCTTTTCAAATTCTAATTTAATAAACCAATCGCGTCCTAAACGTTTTAGACTTTAGATTTTCATAGTTGATTATCAGTTATTTACAATTAAAAATGATCTTTTTCAAAAACAAACCCCTAATATTCTTTAAAATTACTGTTAGCTGTCCTAAACGTTTATAGCTTACTATTTAATGGATTTTACAGCCTATAACTTGTGTTTATTGAAAAGAATCGTGTTCTATTTTTAAATTAATCGTTCTAAAATTACTGATGCTGTCCTAAATAATTTTTCAAAATCATTTATTTAGGACGGGATTGTTAATAAACCTATGTTAATTTCTGCGGAAATACGCACTTTAAAGTGCGGAAATACGCATGGCTATTTAGTTTTTTTAACGTTCTTTTGTGTAAATTTTAAGGATTAAAATTTAAAATTCAAGTACAATTACCTGCTTTATTTGGCTATTTTTTTGTAATTTGATGGTTTATTTTTTAATCCTTAAATCTTAAAATTATGCAAGAAGAAATTTTAGAAAAAATGTATTTAATGCCAGACCCAGACGACGACGGAACTACTGATCCAGACGAAGAAGAGACTGGAGGAGAAAGCGGAGTGACTGGTGGCGGCAACTAAAGTCAAAATACAAAGTATAATAACATTCATAGTAACATTATCTTTTGTTACTATGTTTGTTTTTAGTTTCTTATGGGATCGATACTCTCCAGAGTTAAAAGCTCATCAGAAAACGTATCGTCCTATAATAAAAAAAAGAGATTCTACTTTTGATTATTCTATTGCTAACAGGCTTAAAGAGAATATTTCCGAAGATGAAAAAGCTTTTTTGTTATCCCTATTAGCTGACAAAGAAAAATCAAAAAAGAGTTTACAAGCCTACACCAAAAAGAAAAGAGAATTGCAAAAATCTCAGAAGTTTCTCGGTAGGTCTAATTTTAAATTTTGGTTCGATCAATTTGGAAAAGAATTAAAGAGTCTGTTCTTTGCTGCATTGCTATTATTGGCTTACTACCGATACAAGCTCCCTAAACCTTTTAAGTGGGCTGGTGTTATGGGAATATCAGCTAGCTTATTTGTGTTTTATTTCCTAATTTTCAAGACCGCAGAGGACTTTTATGACAATACTTATATTTTGTTTGAAGTTGCTTTGTCAGGTATTGCAGGAATATTAGCTGTTGAGGTTGGTAGATATCTGATAAAGCGCCAAAGTTTCTTTAAAACAATTCAATCGTTATTTACATTTATTAATGAAGAAGCTGAGCAGGAAGATTATGTAAAAGAAGAGAAAAAAAGCAAATTCAGAAAAAGAAGAGTAGAATTATTACACGACGCTGTTGGGATAAAAGACAAAGATTAATGAAAAACAGAAAAAGGAAATTACAGAAAAATTTAGACAAAATTCAAAAGTCAGGTTTTTTGTCTGAATCATCAATGAAGGTTTATAAAGATGATTTAAAACACATTACCATTGTTTTAAATGAAAAACAAGAAATCTTGAAAGTTGAAGAGGAAAGTAGTAGAGAAAATAAAATTTCAATATTCTTTCTCTCTAAGGAAAAACTATCAAAAGAGAACCTTAAAAAACTTATCAAAGACATTACCCCCAAATTTATTGAGGAATGGAGATGTTACTCCTACCCCAACTCTTCTAATTATCAGCGAATAGAAGTTTACTACTAACCTTTTAGCATTTCGCTATAATCTTCAGGTAATTCTAAATCATTCACAGTAATATAATTATTTATTGCATTACTGCTATGTCCTGTTATTACAGATAGTTTCTCTATTGACTCTTTTTTTGAAAGCTTCTTTCTTAATTCAAGATATAGTTTTGTTATGAAAGTGTGTTTGAATGAATAAAGTTTTAAGCTACTATCTATACCATGCTTCTCTCTAAACTTCTTAAATAAATCTGTGTAGTGCTGCCTTTTGTTTTGATCCTTCATTAAGTGCCAATCTGGGTTATTGGACTTAAACACAAATCCTTTCTTATCTTTTACAAATTTTTTAACCCTATCCAAAATCAACTCTGGAATTATCTTTGTTTTTCTAGCATCTGTTTTGGTTTCTACCGATATAGTATTAGCTTTAAAATCGAAATCAGCGTCTTTCATCCTAACTATTTCAATAGGTCTCCAGAACATATAAGACACAAAATAAATATACATTAACAATGTTTCATTCTCTTCTTCCAGTTTCTTTTCTATGTCGAGAATTTGCTTACCTGTGTATATTTTTGCTTTCTTTTTTTGAACTTTTCTAACTCTAAGCTCAGAAATAAAATTGAAATCTATGTAGTTAGCGTCCGAAAGGATAACAAAAATTGAATCAAGGGCAGTTCTAGTATTGTTTCTATTTTTAGCTCCTTTAAAAGTATCTAAATATGTAGATACGTGCGTTTTTGTAATATTCTTCATTGACTTTTCGAGAAGTCCTTTCTCCTGGAGAAACTTCTTAAACCTAAATATCCTACTTTTATAATCTGATAATGTCGTTCCTTTTAATTCATTTTTCTTTACAGACCAAGCGTAATCAATACAGCTACCAGCTTGAAACTCTATTTCAATAGATTCACTTTCGTAAGGATTGTGATTATTTCTAAGCATTTCAGACAAAGCTTCTCTTAAAAAATTAAAATGAAGCAGTCTCTCCTTCTTAGTTTTATACTTCTGGTTTATCTTTAAATAGATTGGAGATTGCCTAGTCATTATTCCCGTGACAGGATTTAAAAACGAATAATACACATACCACCTTTTAGACAAATCAAAGTTTTTGCCACCGTGATAAATTTTAGGCTCTGTGTATTTCTTCATTTTGTTACTGTATGCGGTTCTGTATTCGGTTTGCAATTTAGTAATAAAAAAACTCATTGAAATTAGCTTTAATAAACTGACAATCAATGAGTTTTGAAGTAGCGGGAACTGGACTCGAACCAGTGACCTTCGGGTTATGAGGCAGAAATAAATCTACAACCCTACTCTAAAATACTGATTATCAATTATATTGATTATTATTATTTATTGATTTTAACGCTTCTGTATTCGGTTTTGTATTCGATAATCAATTCACTCTTTTACCATCTATTGAATACACCTCTATTTCATCCATCATCTCGCTGTATAAGATTTGGTGATTACTTAAGGTTTTAGCTCCTAAAGAATTTTTACCTCTTACTTTCGCTAAAACTCTAGTGTATGAAAAGTTTTTATCGTTATTTTTTTCAATACTCACAATGCTGTCTTGTAATTTTGAATAATTATCATAATTATTATTAGCAGAGTAAACACTATCCAAGTATCTCTTATTTTTATCGCTGTAAGAGTAAGCTTCTTTTATTATCACAAAATCAACAAGCTCAAAAGAACTAGGATCATGCATTGATTTTTTAAAACTAATCTTGAACTTTTTTTTCATTTCTCCTTCTTCATTATTGCATGAAGAAAACAAAAGAACTGTAATCAATAATGCTGTAATATATTTTTTCATTTTCAATAAATTTTATCAGCTACACCTCTATTAATATCAACAACATAAAATAGTGCTGTAACATCATTTAGGCTTAGTTCAAAATCTTGATGCTCTGGACTAGGATTCAAGGAATGGCAAGTAATTACTCCTTTTTCTACATCGTGATTAATTATTTTTTTTAGTAAAGGGTATGAGCTTTCTTGAGTAGCAATTACCCAATATGGAAACTTCTTAAACCTTAATAAACTACTCCAATAATCTCTCGATAACTCCCTACCTGTTACTATTGAATTAGGGAGAATAGAGTCGCTAAGTCCATTATCCATACTATTACCATTGACCCTAAAGGCAAGATATTTACCTCTATGTATTTCATTAACTACAATAGAGTGAAATTCTGTTATATCTGCTAAAAACTCTGCGTCAGCATATTTATCTACAAAACCTGCTTGTAGGTTAATTTCTAACAACGGTACTTTCATCATGTATAATCCATTTCCTAATTCTAAAAAAGAATTCCCGTTGTTATTTTCAATCTTACCACCTGCACTTTGTGTATTTAAAATTAAATTCAGCAATAAAAGCGCACTTTGTGATATATTACGCTCTCCAGACTCCCAAGATTGAACAGCTCTCACCTTAACACCGAGCATTTCAGCGAATTGTGACTGTGTCAATTTAAGTTTTTCTCTATTTTTCTTTATATCTAACTTATTCATAATCATTGGGTTACAATAAATAATTAAATATAACACGTTTTTTGTGCGTATTTATTTGTTTTAATTACACAATGTGCATATATTTGTATTGTAAAAATGTTACAGACATCAAATATAGTAAAATGAAAACAAAGGAAGTTGTAATAAAAATCAAGGAAGCTCGGAAAATCAATAAGAAAATTGGTTTCAGAGGCCTGAAAATAAATATCGGCGGAGAAACTTCATTTTATCAATCATTTGAAGAGTTGATTGAAGCTGTTGAAAAAGTTGATACAAACAATTTATACAGGTTTAATGTTGAGGTTTCAGAGTTCATGTTTTTAAATGTTACCGTAAATGTGAATTACCTTACAGATAAGGAGTTAGGACACCCTTTAAACCTTGTTAAAATTGCTAGAAATCTTAAAGCTGTAAACAGCAGTAACTACGAATTATCAGACGCGAGAAACACTTATAATTTTTATTCAAATCTAAAAAAGACATTAGATAATATGATGAAAAAATTATCTCCTCAAGACATCGAAATTATTAATCAATTAACTGTTTAAAATGGCTAAAAAAGAAAAGGTATTACCAACAGGAGTAGTAATCACTTATGACAAGAAAGGGAATATTAAAACTCTGTATAGCCCATTTATGGAAGATACAAGATTTGAAGACCCAACTAGCGACACGCTTTATAGTATGTCTATTAATAACCAATTAGGAACATTCTTTAAAAAATTAAGATAAAATGGTAGAGATAGGAAAACCAATCACCAAAGAGCAGAAAGAGCTATTTCAAAAACTATTAACTATTGAAAACATAGTTGATTTAGCTGCGGAAAGCACGCTTAGTTACTCAACTTTTAGAGAGCTTTTTTATAGAAAAGCTGACGTGACAGAAACAAACAAAGAAGCTGTTTATAAAATGATTAGTAAAGCTTTTCAAAAAACAGAAGAATCTATTGTGTATTTCGCGAAAGCTAAATCTCAATTAGAAGCAATGCTTCCTAAATCTGGGTAAAATGTCAATTACTGGAGACAAGTTTATTAATGTTTTAGTCGATAGTCTTTCTGTAGAGGAGCTAGAAAATCTATTGAAGCAGAAAAGAAATGTAGTCAAACCAGAGAAGGTAACTGAGAAGAGAAAGTGGATTGAGTTCTACAAACAACAATTAACTAACAAAGGAGTCTTAAACCCTCCTAAAAATTAATATAAATGAAAGGAATATTTAAACACTTATTAGAGCTTGGAATTACTTACGCGGTAGTAGTATCGTTCACCAAGTTTAAAGGAAACGAAGCTAGTAACAGGGAGTACTTTTTAGTAGCTGACATTAAGCATAAAAAAGAACTTCGAGAGCTTGGGTTTTCAGATAGAAAAAACCATACTCAAGTAGTGGAAAGAGATTTGACTATCGAAGAGCAGACTTTATTTAGAGACCTCACTACTAAAGGAAAGTTTGTTAAAAAGGTACACTCGGAAGACGGAAGAGTTTATGAGATAGACGGAATGTCATTTAAAGAATCTTTAGCAGCATAAAAAAAGCCACTCGGCAAAGTGGCAATCTAAACCGAAGTTTAATAAATACAATACAAAGTTATGAATAATAATCAGATAATCGTAATAGATGAAATAAAAGCAAATTCTCTTCCAGAATTACAAGGCTGGAAAGAGAAGCAAGAAGCTCTTGTAGAAGAAAATCCGTTTTTACCTATAACGGATCACAAAAGCTACGAAGAGGGTAAGAAGAGAAGAACTGCTTTACTAAAAGGTAGAACTGAAATCGAGAAACAAGATAAGCTTGTAGCTTCTAAACTAAGAGAGCTTAGAGGTAAGATTTCTGAAGCTTCAAAGGAATTGATTTCTATATCACTACCACACGAAACAAAACAGCAAGAAGAAGTTAAGAGATACGAAGAGAAAAAAGCTGAAGAGAAAGCTGAAAAAGAACGTATTGAAGCTGAGAGAAAGCAAGGTATAAAAGATAGTATTGAGTCTATTTTTCAAGAGTGGAAAAAAGCAATTAACAATCTTACTTACGAAGGAATCGAAGACTTTTTAATGGTAGATATATTAGCCGATGCTGATACTTCAAAGTTTGAAGAGTTTGAACTTGATTTTGCTGAAAAAGTACAGACGCTAACAACTCTTTTCAACGAGAAAAAAGGTCAATTAGAAATCGCTGAAAAACAACGATTAGAAGACGAGAGATTAAAAAAAGAAAGAGAATCTTTAGAAGAAGAGAAAAGACAGGCTCGAGAAAAAGCTGAAAAAGAAGCAGAAGAAAAGCGTTTAGAACAAGAAAAAATTGACGCTGAAAATGAAAAGAAAGCTAAGGAACTTGCAAAAAAAGAAGCGGAGATTGAAGAAGAAAAAAAGCGTTTAGCAAAAAAGGAAGCTGAAGTTAAAGCTAAAGAGGAAGCTGAGAAAGCTGCTAAAGAAAAAGCAGAAAAAGAAGCGGAAGAAAAGGCTCAGGAGGAAGCAGCTAAAAAACGTGAGGAGGCTTTACAACCAGATAAAAAGAAACTGCAAAAGGTTATTGATAGTATTAGTATTAATGCCGAAAAACCAAATCTTAAAGACGGTGAAGCAGTTGAATTCTACAACAAATTAGAACAAGAAATACAAGCTTTGAAAGAGAACCTTTCTAATTGCTTGTCGAACCTTAAATAAATAGAAGTTTAATTTTTAAATACAATAATTATGAGTACAGAAGAAAACAAGGCAGAGTTATTTCCTAAAGACGGAAAAATGACATTTTTAATGCCCTCTACTAATGCTATCGGAGTTCTTGAGAAAGCGGAAACAGGTAGAACGTTAACAATCTCTTACAAGACAAAGGAAGAGTGGTTAGCGGAAAAAGACAAACCTGTAAAGTGTTTCTTTTTAGGATTCAAAGAAGCTACTGACGGACAAAACAGACCTTATTTTATTGCTAAACTACACGACGGAGAGAAAGCTTTTGTTTGCGCTCAAACTGTCTTAGTACAGGCTTTAATGGGTGTCGAGTTAGGTTCTGGAGTTGAAATTACCTGTACAGGATCAACCAAGCTAGCTAATAGTAACGTTATTCCTCTTTTTGAAGTAAAAGAACTTGTAGGAGTAAGCTTAGTTAACGGAAATGAATAAAGCTGTTAACATAAACTTAGACGAGCTGAGAGCAGAGCATGAAGCTGCTCTTAGCTCCCTAGAAGCCAACAAAAAAAAGGAAGAGTGGCTTGAGGAAAAAAGAGGAAAATTCTCTTCTTCTGATTCCGATAGACTTGTAGGTTATTTAGATAATCCAGACAAGTTTCCTAAAGGTGCAGAAACTTACGTTTTAGAAAAGGTTATTGAAACCTTAACTCACAAAACCGAAGACGGATATAAAAACGCTGCAATGATGCGAGGTAATGAGAACGAGGAAGCTGCTATGAAGAGGTTTATAGAAGAAACTGGAATTGAAGTTTACAACTTTGGAAACGATCAAGAATTTATAACTCTAGGAGATAATTTCGGTTGCACACCTGACGGCTTAATTGGAAACGACGGAGGAGCAGAAACTAAATGTCCTGACTCTAAAACTCACTTCAATTACTTAAAGATTAAGACGGTTGAGGAGTTTAAGAAGGCTTGTAAAAAATACTACTGGCAAATTCAAACCTCTATGTATGCTACTGGAAGACAATACTGGTATTTCATAAGTTTTGACGATAGGTTTAAAGATAAGTCAAAGCAGTTGCACTACATAAAGATACCTAGATGTCAAGAAGATATTGACAAGTTTAAAATTCGATTAACAGAAGCGATAAAAAGAAAGAACCAGCTATTAAAAGCAGCATGATTTACAACACTAAAAAATCAGTAGACAGAGAGCAATCTAAAAAAAGGTTCAATGCTCTTTTAGAAAAAGAAGCTCGATTTGAGCTTACCGAAAAGAAAGGAAATAAGACACCTAGCCAAAACAGGTATCTACATTTAATTCTCGGTTGGTTTGCTCTCGAAACTGGCTACACTTTAGAGTATGTAAAACGCGAATTTTTCAAAGTAATCTGTAATCCTGGAATCTTCATTGTTGAAGTTGAAGGAAGATTAGGTAAGGTCAATGATTTAAGAAGCTGGGCTGAACTAGATTCTCGAGAAGGAACTTTAGCTATAACAAGGTTTAGAAATTGGTCTGCTCAAACGGTGGATATCTATTTACCAGAGGCAAACGAGTTAGAAATTTTAAAATCAATAGAAGAGCAATTATCACAATTTAATAATCAAGAATATTTGTAAACAAAATGAGTGTAAACAAAGCAATATTAATAGGCAATTTAGGAGGTGACGTAACTATGCACTATTTCGAGAATGGAGGCTGTATAGGTAAATTTTCATTAGCAACCTCAGAGACCTATACAAACAGTCAGACAGGTGAAAAGGTAACGAATACCGAGTGGCATAACATTATCGTCTCAAACAAGCAAGCTGAAATTTGCGAGAAGTATCTAGGTAAAGGAGACAAGATTTACTTAGAAGGAAAAATTACTACTAGAAAGTGGCAAGATACAGAAGGGAAAACAAGGTATTCAACTGAGATCAGAGCAATTACTTTCAAGTTTTTAACTACAAAAAATAAGTCTGAGCAAGCTCAAAACACGCCTAGTCCGAGTACTGGCGAGCCAGACGATTTACCATTTTAAAACCTTTTCACTATGACTGTTCCCACGAAGCAAGAAGTTTTTTCAAAGCACCCACAAAACAAGACCCAAAAAGCCCAAATAAAAGAACATCTGTTAGAGCATAAAACTCTAACCACTTGGGAGGCTTTTACAGAGTATCATATTACTAGGATTTCAGAATACATAAGATTGCTGAGGGAGGAAGGTTTAAAAATCTCTACTGAATGGACGGAGAGCAACGGAAAAAGGTTTGGTATTTACACTCTAAAAGAAGATTAAAAAAATGATAGGAATTATTACAGATATATTCGACGACGACGTAGCTGCGTCAAACGGAAGACCACCGATTAAAAAAAAGGTAGCAATTATAATAGATCAACTCCAGCCAGACGAAAGTATTGCAGTAGAATTTACAGGAGAACTAAGAAGAACTTTAATAAGAGGTTTTAAAGTCAACGACAACGTTGAGGTTAAGTATAAAAAACAAGCTCATAAAAACAAAAAAGGAAAGGCTTTCAATAACAAAAAAGCCACCTCAATAAAAAGATTATGAAATACCCTTTAGACATATTAAAAGAAAGCCTTAGAGAAGTTGAGGAGGCGAAAAAATTATGTCTTAAAAGTGAGAATTTCAAAGATTATACAGCTATCGAAGAAGAAAAAGCTATGCCGTTAAGAGTTGCAATACAAATAATAGAATTAGCGGTTGAAAACGAATTAAAATTTAATGTGATAATAAAGTAATGGCAAAAGACCCAGCATTATTGGTTTATACTAAGGATTTCCTAGAAGGAACTGCTGATTTATCAGTAGAGGAGTTTGGAGCATTCACAAGGCTAATTTTTCATCAACACCAAAGAGGAGTTTTACCTAATAATTTAAAAAAATTAGCGCGTCTTTGTGGAGTTTCATATTCAGAGTTCCAGGAAATATGGAAAGAGATAAACGTAAAATTTACGCTCAGCGACGACGGTTATATAAACGAGCGTTGCGCTGGAGAAATCGCTAGGCGTTCGCACGGCGCAATAATGAATTCAGTCAAAGCAGTTTACGGAAATTGGATTAAAGCTAATAACCGCCTGACGAAAACTCACCTATCTAAAATTAAAGAAGCTTTTTCTATTGACGAGTTTTTAAACATTGTAGATGAAACTGAGAGAAAAAGTAAGATTACTGAAACCTTAGACAACTTAAAAGAGGCGTTCGCAAAGCGTTCGCATAAAGTAAATGGAAATGGAAATGGAAATGGAAATGGAAATGGAATTTTAAGTGAAGAAGAAACAGTAACAGCAGAGATATATCCAACGTTTGACGATTTCTGGAATTTATACGACAAGAAGGTAGGAAAAAAGGAAAAGATAAAATCTAAATGGGAAAAACTATCTCATAAAACAAAACTTGAGATTGTAGAGTATATCCCTAATTACATAAAAGCACAACCAGACAAACAATATAGAAAAAACCCTGAGACTTTTTTAAATAACGAGTCTTGGAAAGATGAATTAATAAGTAATGGAGCAAAACAATCAATTACAGACACAAGAGAAGAGTTTAAGTCAGGACTGGAAAACGAGACTGGAAGAAACTTTAAGTTTAAGTAGAACTATTATTAATAGTTCCTCTGAGATTACACAAAAAGAACTCAGTTTAACGATTTCAAACACTATTGGGAAACCTGTTTTAAGAGACGTTTTTAAAGGAGAAAACGGATCAGTCGGGTTTAGTGTTGTGAGAATTGTTGTAAAGCGTTTTTTAAACTCTTTCGCGTTCTCTACAAAACATACAGACGAGCAAATTGATGTAATGACGGTAGACACTTTAGAAAGGTTCTCGCATGAAAGTTTAGAAGATGTTTTACTGTTCTTCAAAATGGCTAGAGCTGGAAGGTTTGGAGCTACTAAAAAGGGAGTTGATAGCAACTTGATTTTTGGCGAGTGGTTTCCTTCCTATTTAGAGTTAAAATCTATTGAAAGAGAGAGTCAACTTCAGAATGAGAAAAACAGTAGAGACTCTGTTTCTATCTCCATGAAAGACGTAGAGATTTCTTATAGAAAAGCTATGCTTAGAAATTTAAAAAAGAAAGAGTCTGACTTTATAGATCAATTCACGAAAGACATGGATAGGCAAATGCTAGAAGATACGATACTAAGCTGGAGTAAAGACGATGAGTTGAAAAAATATATTGACTTATTGAAAAAGAAAAGAAGAGATAAAAAAAAATAAACATAAAACCCTGTTTACCAGTTGTTTAAAAAACAAATTACTTAAAACAATATTACGAAACTTAAAAAAATGAAAGAACAATTTGCATACGGAAGAGTAAGTACTGAATCTCAAAATTTAGATATGCAGGTGGATCGGTTTAAATTAATCGGAGTAAAACCTGAAAACATATTCGTAGATAAAGATTCAGGTAAAAACGATGATAGGAAGGAACTTCAAAAATTACTAAACAAACTTAGAAAAGGTGATAAAGTCGTTTTCTACGACATAACTAGATTAGGGAGAAATCTTAAATACTTAATAACTTTAATAGAGCATTTTAACTCTATTGGAGTTCATTTCCAAGACTTAACCAATCCTTTTATAAATACTGAGAGTTCAAGGACTGCTGAAGGAGAATTTATATTCTTAATATTTGCAGCTCTTGGGCAGTATTTTAGAAAAGCCAGCAACGAAAAAGTAAGGGCTGGACTAGCTGCTGCTAGAGCTAGGGGAAAAGTTGGGGGAAGACCAAAAGGACTGAGTAAAGAAATACAAGAAGTAGCTCCTATCGCTGTGATAATGCATAAAAACCCTGATGTATCAATAAGAGATATTATGAATGCCTTAAAAATATCTCAAGGCTCTGTATACAAATGTTTTAAGCATGAGAATTATGATTATAAGAAACAGCACAAGAACAAAGGAAATAAAAACGCAAAATCAAAATTTAACTTTAAAAAAGCAGCATAATGTCAAAAAAGAAATGGTACAACAAGAATAGATTTTCATTTATAGACATAATCTTATTGATTATGCTAGGGAGTTTTATAAATCATTTAATCAACTTAATAATACTGTAGTTAAAAGTGAGAGTACTAATAGCATGTGAGGAAAGCCAGAATGTAATGGCAGCTTTCAGAGATAAAGGACACGCAGCGTTTTCTTGTGATATAAAAGAATGCTCAGGAGATTATCCAGAGTTTCATATCAAGAGAAATGTCATGGAAGTTCTTTCTGATGGCTGGGATTTACTTATTGCTCACCCTCCATGTACTTACTTGAGCTACGCAGGAAACAGACATTGGAATTCGCCTGGAAGGTTGAAGAAAAGATTAGAAGCTTTGGACTTTTTTGCAAAGCTATGGGAAGCACCTGTTGGTAAAATATGCTTGGAAAACCCTAAAGGTTGTGCATCACCAACAATCGCTAAATATTCTCAAGAAATACAACCTTATTATTTCGGTGATCCATATATGAAAACTACTTGGCTTTGGTTAAAGAATCTCCCAAAACTTGAATACAGTTTGAAGCCACT